ATAATCATTAATGCAACTGGTGTAAACAGATTTGAAATTCTCAAAGACTTAGATAACACATATGATCACAACAAAGCATATGATCAAATTTGCTTTGGCGATTTTGATTGGGATCACTTTGATCACGAACATCATATAAACCATGGCAAAACATATGATCCGCAAATTTGGTGCGACAGCATTTACACAGTTATCAGTCAAGAAGCAAGACGTTATCATCACATAGACGAAGACAGAGTAAATGCACTAAAAGACTATGCATACTATGTGTTTGATGAAAACATAAAAGCACACAATGATTACTATGTGTTACAAAGCGGTTTACTGAGTATATTAAATCATAATGTGCCGTTTTTATTCTCCCCTAATACCTTTGAATTCAGTGAATTTGATAAAACGGGTTTGATAGAGGACCATCACCAAATAGGCAGTTTTAATTGGGACTTCGTTCCTGATAAATACTTGTTACAAAATGGTGCAGGATATTATGCTCAGCATAATCCAAAGCACTTAGATGAACAAGGAAACGAAACTACACATTACCCAGTAAGTAATCATAACTCACCATACGCACACAGAATGTATGCAGATCACATCTTAGAGGCAGTCAATAGCAGGTCTTTATAACTTGTTATAACTAAAATACCTCAAAAAAACACCGTTTTTTACATAAAACAGTACATTACTATTAAATACAATTACGATATATCAGGCAATGCCTGAGTTTAAAGGAGAAATTACGATGTCAGATAAAAGTGTTTTAGAACAAGTACTGGAACATCTTTTAGCAGAGGACGATGCTCAAGCCAAAGACTTGTTACATAGTTTTATGGTTGAGAAGTCCAGAGAGATTTATGAAGATCTCTTAGATAAAGATGCTCTAGAAGAGGCACTCGACAACGAAGTTGTTGAGGAAGAATCTGAAGAATCCGAAGAAGACACAGTCGAAGAGGCTGAAGAATCCGAAGAAGAGGCTGTTGAAGAAACAGTAGCAGGTTCACCAAGTGAAGACTTCTACGATGAAGTAGAAGCAGACGTTATGGCTGATGAATCAGGTGTTAACGAAGATGACGACGAAATTGAAGACGAAATTGAACCAGAAATGGATATGGAAATTGATGGTGAAGAAGAGTCTGAAGAAGAAGTCGAAGACAGAGTTGACGATTTAGAAGCACAATTAGACGAACTAAAAGCAGAATTCGAAAAGTTAATGTCAGATGAAGACGGCGAAGAAGCCGACGATGCTGAAGCAGATTTAGAAGATGAAATGGAAGTTGAATCTTTTGAAGAAGAAATTGACTTAGATGAAGAAGTTGACGAAGAATTAGAAGAAGCAACTAACTTCAGTAAAAATCAAACTGCAAAGAATGACTCAAGTTCAGACAATGATGCGTCACCAAAATTCCCAAAGAAAGAAAATTTCGGAACAGACGAAAAAGAACTTTTTGGTAAGGACGGCGCAGAAGGTAAGAAAGGTGATTCAGCCAAAAGTAATCCTACAACGGATAACATAGGCGAAAAACCAAAGGCTCATCCAGCAAGTAAAGTAACTGCTGATAAGTCTACGAGTCCTATTGCAGGAAAAGTTTAGTAATTAGGAATACATAATATGTCAAGACAGTTATTTGAATACTACAGTCCAGAAAAAGCAAATATTATAGTTGAATCATCTAATGATGGTAAAGACTTACATATGAGCGGACTGTTTATACAAGGCGAAGTTAAAAACCAGAATGGAAGAGTTTATCCACAAGAAGAGATACAGACGGCTGTAGAATCGATTGGTAAACGAATCCAAGTTGGCGAAACTGTACTTGGCGAATTAGATCATCCAGCAGAATTACAAATTAATTTAGATAGAGTAAGCCACATGATTACTGAGATGCGTGTAGATGGCGCAGATGGCTTTGGTAAACTTAAAATATTGGATACTCCAATGGGTAAGATAGCCGAAGCACTACTAAAAGGTGGCGCCAAATTAGGCGTTAGCAGTAGAGGAAGTGGTAATGTAAATGAAAGCGGTAGGGTAAGCGATTTTGATATAGTAACTGTTGACATCGTAGCACAACCAAGTGCCCCAGATGCCTACCCTAAAGCAATTTACGAAAGTTTATTTAATATGCGTGGCGGCGCTCAGATTTTTGAAGCCGCTCGTGAAATAACAAAAAGTGACAGAAACGCACAAAAACACCTTGCACGAATGATGGAAAATTTCATTCGTGAATTGGAACTCAAATAGGAGAAAGCACATGGCGGATAAATTCGTAGAACTTCTTGAAAATGGTGACTTGTCTGAAGAGACTAGAGTCAACATACAAGAAGCATGGGAAACACGCCTTGCTGAAGCAAGAGACGAAATTACTTCTGAGTTAAGAGAAGAATTTGCACAAAGATTCGAACATGACAAAAGTCAAGTTGTAGAAGCAATGGACAAATTCATCACTACAAACTTAGAAGAAGAATTAAAGGAACTTGCAGAAGATAAGAAGGCAACTATTGCTGAAAGAGTTAATTATAAAAGAGCAGTTGGTGAGCACACTAACGTTCTAAATAGATTCGTTTCAGAAACGTTAGCAAATGAAATCAAAGAATTAAAAGAAGATAGACACATGCAAGGTGAAAACTTTGCTAAACTAGAAAATTTTGTTCTTGAAGCAGTTGCTGATGAAATTCGTGAGTTCCACTCCGATAAGCGAGAACTAGCAGAGAAAAAAGTTCAGTTAGTTCGCGAAGGAAGAGAGCAACTTGCGGATGCTAAAAAACAATTTATTAGAAGAGCCGCAGAAAAAGTTGAACAAACTATTTCATCTTCATTAAAAAGTGAAGTATCACAATTTAAAGAAGATATTACTAAGGCTCGAGAAAATGAATTTGGCAGAAGAATATTTGAAGCAATGGCTGGTGAGTATGCTACTTCGTATTTAAATGAAAATACAGAAGTCAGAAAACTTAAATCTAAGATTACTGGATTAAAATCTAAAATCTCAGAAGCACAGGCTAAAGCAGAAAATAGTTCAGAGCAAAAGAAATTAGTTGAATCTAAATTACGAATAGCAGAAGATAGATACAACAGAAATAATGTTATTAGTGACTTAATTGCACCTTTAAGTAGTAGCAAAAAAGAATTAATGACAGAACTTCTAGAATCAGTAAAAACAGAGAAACTTGAAGAATCATTTAACAAGTACCTTCCAAGTGTTATGAACGAAGAAGGTTCTGTAAGAACTAAGAAAGAAGTTATAAATGAATCAGTGAAGACAGAACACACTGGTAATAGATCGTTGGACGGACAAACCGGCTCCACCAATGAAGTTGACGTAGTCGAACTTGACGAAATCAGAAAACTAGCCGGACTTAAATATTAGGAGATTATAATGGCAGAAGCATTATTTGAATCAAATTGGTCCGCAACCAAGGACGCTCTTCTTGAGGGTTTACAGGGATCTAAAAAGTCTACAATGGACGTAATTTTAGAAAACGCAAAAACTCAATTACAAGAATCAGCGACAGCAGGGTCAACAATGGCAGGAAACGTTGCATCACTTAACAAAGTTATGCTACCATTGATTAGAAGGGTTATGCCTTCTTTGATCGCCAACGAATTACTTGGTGTGCAACCAATGAGTGGACCAGTAGGACAAATCCACACATTAAGGGTAAGATACGCAGAGTCTAAAGACTCAGTAACAGCAGGACAAGAGGCTTTAAGTCCTTTCGCATTAGCAACAGCATATTCAGGAACACCTGATGCAACTGCGGCAAGTGAAGGAACAGCGGGTAGCAAAATGTCTATTCAAATCCTCAAGCAAACAGTCGAAGCAAAAACAAGACGTCTATCAGCAAGATGGACTTTTGAAAGTGCTCAAGACGCCAACGCAATGCACGGTGTAGATGTTGAAGCAGAAATTATGCAGGCATTAGCACAAGAAATTGCAGTTGAAATCGACCAAGAAATGTTAGCAAAGTTAAGAGCACTTGCTCCAACTGTTGACACTTTAGACTTCAACTCAGGAATCACAGGTACGCAAACATATATCGGTGAAAGACACGCAATCTTGGCAATTCTTATTAATAGAGTTGCAAACTTGATTGCCGCTAGAACAAGAAGAGGCGCAGGTAACTATGTTGTTGTAAGTCCACAGGCTTTAACAATATTACAATCAGCGACAACTTCAACATTTGTTAGAAGTACAGAAGGTCCTTTTGATGCTCCTACAAACTCTAAGTTTGTTGGTACATTAAACGGTACTGTTAAAGTATTTGTTGACAACTATGCGGCTGACGGAACAGCAGTACTAGTAGGATATAAAGGTTCATCAGAAACTGATGCTCCAGCATTCTACTGTCCTTACATTCCATTAATGAGCACAGGTCCAGTTATGGATCCAGCAACTTTTGAACCAGTAGTGTCATTTATGACAAGATACGGTTACTTAGAACTTACTAACACAGCAAGTTCATTGGGTAATGCGGCTGACTACTTAGGTGAAATTGGACTTTCAAACGTCTCATTCAAGTAAGTATTAGTTTTACTTAAACAATTAAGCACCTTCTTCGGAAGGTGCTTTTTTTTGTACACAAGAAAATATGCCTTAATCTGATAAATATGTTAAAGCAATGTTGCAATCGGAGTAATTAATGGCAGACAAGAAAGGTATATTTAGATCCCCGGGTGATATCGTATTCAACGCCCAAACAATCAGTGAAAGTGCAGATGAACTTAGAGTCGCAGATGACAGTATAATTGTCAACTACGATAGAACTGGTGCAACAGCCTCATTAAAACTTTACGGAGACACAAGTCCACAAGAAGCAACAATAACATTCGATGGTACATCATTAACAACATCAGCACCTATTTCAGGAGCATTAAGTATTGTAAACAACGGCGGTGATGGCTCATTATCATACGCAGGTAACACATTAACATATAATGGTCCTACTGCAAGTGAAGTAAGAGCACATTTTAGTGTTACAGACGCAGGCGGAGACGGAAGTGCAAGTTATGACAGTTCAACTGGTGTAATTACATATACAGGTCCAAGTTTAGCAGAAGTACAAGCAAGAATAGATAATTCTGCCGCAAATGTTCAAGCACATTTTACAGGCGGCACAGGCATTACATATACTGCCGGAGCAATTAGTATTACAAATACTGGTGTCACAGGTGCAAGTTATGGTAGTGCAACAGCAATACCGACTTATACTGTAAACGCACAAGGACAATTAACAGCGGCCGCAGATGTAAACATAGCAATACCGGCCTCGCAAATAACAGATTTTTCAGAAGCAGTCGACGATAGAGTTGGCGCAATGGCCAGTGGTGGAACAGGCATAACAGCAGTTTATAACGATGTTGCTAATACCCTTGTTTTTGATTTAGATAATACAGCAGTTACACCTAATACATACGGAAGTGCAACAGGCGTAGGGTCATTTACAGTCGATCAACAAGGTAGAATTACAAGTGCATCAACAACAGCAATAGCA